TACGACCATCAAGCCCCGGTACATAGCCCTTGGACGCATATACGGATACTTTATCACGTAGACGCTGCAATGCGGGAGTCCCTTTAAGAAAGGCATTGATGAGCTTTTGTCCAGCCGTAGAACTACCACCGACAATCGAGCCAATCTTCGCTGGCCCTGCACCGTACAAGAACGCATAGATGAAAGTCTTCCAACCTTAGACGATCCCTCACAGACTGTCTTGACATAATCATCATCCTTCATGTAATGAGCCAACATACGTAGCTCTAAACCACTTGCATCACATCCTACTAGGACGTTACCTTCCTCAACTGTCCAGCACTGACGACATTCAGGACCATACGGTGAGCCTGAGTTAGGGATCTGTGCCATGTTAGGCTTCATGTGAGTCATACGGCCTGTTACAGCTCCGTTGGTGATGACCCTGCCGTGTACCCTACCATCAGCTCCTACGACCTCTAACCATGACTCAATCTGTCCAATACGCTTTTGAAGCATCATGTACTCAGCGATCAACTGAGCAATAGGATACTTTAAACCTTGAAGAGTAGATTCATCCACGATCCATGTGTCACCTTTAGAGTGGTCATAAGCGCCTAGATGATGTCCTGCTGCCTTCCACTCATCAAAGTACTTCTGAGCCGCTGGTGTACGCTTAGTAGGCTTCCATCCAAGGCCAATGAGCTTCTCAGCGATCTGTTGTCTAGAAGCAGGGTTGAACACTACCAATTCAGGCTTCAACGTCTTCCCTGTCTTCTCAGAGATACGTTCTACCTCGTATGGAGGATACAGTTCTTGCATCCTGTCATTGATAGCGCTCATCTTCCCTTTGAGTTCAGCTAGTAAACAAGTAGCGTGAATGGTGTCTAGTTTGAATCCATTCTTCTCCTGTTTAGCTATGATAGCGGCGACAGAATGTTCAAGATCAACGCTACTTCGTGCAAACCCCTGATCGTCAAGAGAAACATCGAGCCTGCGAAAAAGAGACACAAGCACACTGACATCACGGATGCAATAAAACTCAAGTAGTCCTTCAATAGGTCGATTAAAGGATTCTCCATCATAGTCTTCCCTTCTGTTCATCATCCACTGCCACGTTGCTTTGTAGTCCAGCTTCGCTACGCCTAGAGTCTTTCCCCATACGTCTAGGCTGTGACCTCCGTCCCTCGTTGGCTCTATCAGCCTTGACACTACGAGTGTGTCGTATGCTTGTTTCAACCCAATCTTGGTCTTCCAGAGCTTGTTTAAGATCGGAAAGTCGAATGATATTCCGTTGTGCGCTGCGATCAACGTAGCGTCCTTTAAGTAGTCCCAAAGTCCTGTTGGAGCTTTCCATACTCTTACTTCTCCTGTGTCAATGTCCTGCGTGACAGCGAGATGAATGACATCATGTGCCATGTTTGTCTCGATGTCGATAGCAATACGTTTCATTATTTTAAGTTCCAGAATAAACCAACCTGTGCAATAGCGTATCCAATCCAGATAGCCATGTTTGAGTACTCACCTTTGAGTCCTTGTAGCGTACCAACTATAGCATAGCCGATACCTGTGCTACCTACGATAAGCATTTCAATCATCGTTCACTCCATCGTTGTTCAATATCTTTATCAAGTTTTTCAATACGTTCTTTACTTATGAACGCAGCATCGTACTCTTTACCAGAGTGTAAGCTCTCTAAAGAATGGATGATCTGAAGAACCCAATTCCAAGCAGGGAAGAAACCCTTTACGTCCTTCAGCTTGTCTACTCGTGACTCATACTCTTCACCCTTTGTTTCCTTGATGAATGAAACCATGTCTTCAAAGTAAGGTGTTACAAGCGCTGTTGGATGTATCACAATCGAGGCAATGATGTACATCTTCTCTCGTTCATCTGCTGTGGTGCTGCTCATAGTTCCTCCATAGTAACTTCAACCATGCGTCCTGTGTTCATATCGTACATCAGTGAGCAAGCGGGTCCTGTCAGGCCATTGTAGCGATTCTTAGCCACTGCTACCTTAGTAGTGTGACGGATTGTAGGATCTTGACTCATGGAGTTACGCTCAAGAGTGATAACAGCGTCAGACAGCTGAGCAATAGCACCAGAGCCACGTAGCTGAGATAAGGATACCGCTGTACCATCTTCATGTCCTTTGTCAGTGCTAGGTCGTTTCAAGTGTGATACACAGATCAAGGTAATACCTGTCTCCTGTACCAGTGTACGCAGTCGAGTCATAAGGACATCAATAGACTTGCGCTCATCATTCCCATCCATACCAGAAACAACGAGACTAATGTGATCGAGGAAAACAACCCTACAGTCACAAGCACGTGCCATATATCTGATCCTGTTGAGTACATTGTCGATAGCCAAAGAACCAAAGTGATCGAAAAGAAACACACGATTAGTACCGAGAGTAGCATCAAAAGCCTCCTTCAATTCCCGCTCGGATACATCAGTGTCCGGCAGGTGCAGTTTTTTGTTTGCGTGTAAGGACATAATGGATCGTGCTGTCTTACGCACTGACTCTTCGAGAAACATCCCACCGATGTTCCACTTTGTAGTTTCGAGGATTCGGAAAAGGATTTCTCTAAGGAACTGACTCTTTCCAAGGCCTGATCCAGCTGTGACTGTAATAAGTTCAGATGAGCGTAAACCGTAGAGTAATTCGTTAAGTCCCTTGAACGGGTAGAAGGCTTCTGCAATGGGTTCAGGTGTAGATACGCTATCCCAAAGGGATGAAGCTGCAACGATTCCGTCAGGAACGTAACTCTCAGCTCTCCACCATTGGTTAACGTATTCAGCTCCTCTGCCGTTAGAGAGATAGTCGCAGGCATCTTTACAATCCTTTAAATGTTTAACAATTTTAACCTTGTTACCGAACAATTCAGCTACTTCCTTAGCAGCCTTCTGTCCTACTTCATCAGCATCAAAACAGATCACGATAGTCTCAAAGCTATCTAGGTACTCATACTGAGCCTTGCAGTCTTTAACAGCCGCTGAAGCTCCATTACGGATGCTCACAGTAGGCCATTTGCTGCCTGTCATCTGATAACTAGCCAATGCGTCTAGCTCACCTTCAACGATGGTGATGTACTTACCCTCTTTTTGAAACAAGTTCTGCCCAAAGAGAGTAGCTTTGTTGAAGTTACCTGCAATAGAGAAGGTTTTGTTCTCTACGCTACGGATCTTTTCAGCTACCTTAGCACCTGTCTCATCAAAGTAAGGGTAGTAGTGTTTACCATCAGCTTGAGTAACGCTAAAGTACTCACAGGTCTCACGTGAGATACCTCGATCTACTATAGCCTTAGCTTCCCCTGTTGTTTTCATCTGAAATACTTTCACTTGTTGTTTATGCACGACAGGCTCATCTCCTGAGCCATTGACGTAGGTGTTACAGGCAAAGCAGTACTGGTGTCCATCATCGTAGAGGCTGTTAGCATCGCTAGAGCCACACTTAGCGCACTCTACGTGCTTAATGAACTTAGAAGCGACTTTTAGATTCATAGTTCAACCTTTGAAATACATCCATCTCAAATACAGGAAGCTTCAACAGCTTATTGCCATTTAAAGTTTTTACAGAAGCAGCCTTCTTTTTCCAGTAACGCTCACGCTCCTTAGCATTCTTAACTTCACGCTCAGGTTTGACGGCGTCCGCCTTAACGTACTGGTAAGGCCACTTACCTTCAATGTGTACGGACTTAACGTCCTTAACTGACTTAAACGTAGTCATCATCTACTCCATCAATAGGCTCTACGCCTGTTCCGTGACATCTACGGCACGCTGCTCCATCGTAGTCACCTTCACCACAACCGCCACACCATGTGCAAGTGTCATCGTACTCTTGATCTTCATCGTGTTCTTCAATGTTTTCGTTGTCATCATCAATCATAGGTTGTTCCTTCTTTTTACCAAAGATGTTGTCAAAGTTGTTACGATAAGACTCAGTAGATGCTTTGCTTACAAGTGAATCACCTGTTATATCGTTCTTTGTACTCATAGCTTCACATCCTCCCATTTAGATAAGTCAGAGATGATGTCCGCTAAAACGCTCTCAGACAGCCCTTTGTAAGCTGTGTACCCTTGGGTACTAGCCTTCAAAGATTCGAGCATTAAACAGGCATCTAAGCCCTTTAAAGCACACTTGTAAGCGAAGACCTGCTCAGGTTTAGACAAGTCATAGGACAATGTTGCTGTACCTGATAGTTTTTTGTTACTTTTACTCATTTTATTTAGCTCCTGCTGTGATGTTACGTAACTTGTATTCTTCCCATGAATACCACTCATTGTTGTGCTTGATGAAACAAGAGCCATAACTGGACTTAGTTTCTTTCCCTGTTTGAGAAGCATAATTGGCACAACTCAAAGAGACAAGGCCAAAGACACACATAAACACAAAGGCAATAAAGCCAGTGAAAATACCAAAGACTACAAATAATTCTTTCATTTCAATGCTACCTTTATCAAAGTTAATACAAATACAAACAATGAGATTACCATTTCTTCTCTCCCATTGCCGCCCTTAGGTCAGACGTTACTTTATCCCATCCATACACGACAATCAATTCAACAAAAGCATTCATTGTGTTGTGGTAGTGCATTTCTTCCATCAAGACATCAAACTCTTGTTCTTGGTCTTCCTGTTGTTTAATTGCAACATCTTTCATTTTTCCCATAGCACCCTCTTTTACTTTACGCATAGTCCCCTATGCTTTAATGTAGGTTTAAAGATAAACAATAAAGTAGTATTTACTTTAATGTAAGCTTTAATGTTCTTAGACATCATAGTCTTCTCTGTAGTCTACTACATAGTCTATATAGGCATCAACGTCTTCTAGGGAATCCCCTGTGTCCATATCGTCATCTATGGTGTCTAAGTCCTGTTCCGTGATTAAGTCTTTACGATCAATGACTGATACAAAAGGTTTAATATCTTCAAAACAAGTCTTGCATAGGTCGAAATATTTATAAGTCGTGGCGTTTTTCAACGTGGACTCATAAGCTGTTAGTAACTGGTCGCAACTTTGGCATCTCATTTGTTATCCTTTCCACGCTTTGTAGCGAATTTTCCATGCAGGTGTTGTGCGGCTATCAAGTAAGCATTTTGAGCCTCTTCAAAGGCCGTATAATAGCCTAGATGACGCTTTTTCTTGTCTACTGTAATTG